CTTTTGAAATGTTACGGTATACTGTATACGTTTAACAAAAAGAACTTCTTATACTTCTTCTCTCACAGTAATATCAACGACATCAACCTAATGTACTCTATGGTTGAATACGATACTCTTAGATTACCCGATCCACCTCAGACTATTCAATGGTATTATAATAGGATGTCTGAGAAAAAAGATTTAAATCGTATCATTCCACTAGCTAAACTGCATGAGAGGTGTGAGAGGAGTTATAACAGTCTTATTGAAATAGTTGAAAACTACCAAGATATACTAAAAGATTCTAGCTGGCCATTTTATAATAATTTAGCTACCGGAGTCTTCTATTTATCTGAATATAATGGAGTAAGAATTACATATGAAGAATTTATTGACAAGTTTAAACCAAATAACCCTAGCTTCAGTATTGCAGATAATATATGTTATACATCTTATAATCTTTATAATCCCACTAGCCGTCCTACTAGTGCCTTTAATAGCGTTAATTTCGCCGCTATCCCAAAGAAAGAAGAATTTAGAAAAGCCATCATTCCAAAGAACGATCGATTTATAGAATTTGATTTCGACGGATATCACATCAGGTTGGTTGCTGAAGCAATAGGTTATCAGTTCACTTCTGAGAGCGTGCATACTCAATTAGGTAGGTTATACTTCGATAAGCAAGAGTTAACAGAAGAAGAATATAAGCAATCCAAGCAAAACACCTTCCAGATCATGTACGGCGGGGTACCAGACAAATATAGACACATAGAGTTTTTCGATAAGGTAGCCTCTTATATAAATGAAATGTGGACCAGGTTCACTGTTGATGGAGTAGTTAGAGCTCCTATATCAAATAAGCCGTTCTACTCTAATCTCAAGGATATGAATCCTCAAAAACTTTTTAATTATGTTATACAAAGTTTGGAGACCTCAAGAAATATTCTTATCTTAAAAGAAGTATTAGGTTATTTAAAAGACAAGAAGTCTGGAGTAGCATTATATACTTATGATGCGATACTTTTTGACTTTGATTTATCTGACGGAAAAGAAACGTTAGAAGAACTTAAACGGTTATTAGAAACATCAGGGAAATACCCTGTGAAATATAAAAGTAATACAAACTTAGTTTTGGATTAGTAAAATCTATTTATAATGGAAGTTATGACACAAGAATTCGGTTACGATTTTATCACCGACAATAGCATTTGGAACGACGATATGAGCAATAAATTATTCTGTACGTTTACTACGGAAGAGAATCTTGATACTCTGATCGAACAGATTAAGGGTAAGTACGATATTATGTACAACAAGATCTTCGTTCTATATTCTAAAAGCAATCAAGAGTACATCTGTACGTATAATGTTGATTTTGGCAATGTAGCTAACTTCCTCGACAATACTATTCTAGTACATCGTAAAAAAGAATCTAATACTCTCTATACTATTAACGCTTTAAATACTCTGATTAAGGATCTTAACGGAGGTAAAGCAGATCCCTCATATAGAGTAAATTGGCCCGACTATCGCAACTGTATCTTACTAACCAGAGGACCTGAGTTAAAGAGAATTAATACAAGGTTGCATAAAATTATCGAATTGTAGTTGGCTCTTTAAGATACATTTCGTATCTTTATATTCGAAACATAATTCAAACAGTTATAATTAAATTAGTTTTTCTATGGATTTATCCGCTATTAAGCAGAAACTTCAGGCTCAGCAGTCAAACGGACGTGAGCGTGAAAAGATCGATTACGAAGCTACATTTTGGAAGCCTACAGTAGGTAAACATCAGATCCGAATTGTACCTTCAATGTACAACCCTGAAATGCCTTTCAGTGAACTTTACTTCCACTACGGAATTGGTAAGTATCCAATGATTGCATTGACTAACTTTGGTGAGCAAGATCCTGTTGTTGATTTTGTAAACGAGTTGCGTAAGACTTCTGACCGTGATAACTGGTCATTGTCTGGTAAATTGGCTCCAAAGATGCGTGTTCATGCTCCTGTAGTAGTACGTGGTGAAGAAGACAAAGGTGTTCGTTTATGGGGCTTTGGTAAGCAAGTATACAATACATTGCTTCAATTAGCTGCTGACGAAGATATCGGCGACTTTACAGACATCATGAATGGATTTGATATCGTTATCGAAGTAGTACAAGGTAACCCTTACCCGCAGACTTCTGTACGTATCAAGCCTAAGCAGACTCCTTTGAGTGAAGATAACGCTCAAGTAGAAGCTTGGACTAAGACTCAACCAGATCCGTTAAAGTCATTCTCTAAATACGACTTTGATTTTATCAAACGTAATCTTGAGAACTGGTTATCAGGTAACGAAGACGGAGACAATACTTCAACAGCACCTATTACAGCAGCACCTGCAGCTACTCAAGCACCAGCTAATAACTTTACTGTAGAGACTCAGGCTCCTAAGAAAGCTGATACAGTAAGTCAGTTTGACGATCTATTCGGAGATAGTAACAACGATCTACCGTTCTAAGTATGGCTAAGAGAAAAGGAGTATCAGCAACCGCGCAAGCGGCTATTAAGAAGGGATTTGATCTCAATAATTTTAAGAAGAATAAAGGTCTCGCTTCTACGAGCATTAAGTTCAAGGAGCAGACTTGGATTCCTCTGTCAAAATCTTTCCAAGAGATCACATCTATTCCAGGTATTCCTGAAGGTCATATTACACTCTTACGTGGTCATAGTGATACTGGAAAGACTACAGCACTCTTAGAGGCTGCAGTTAATGCTCAGAAGATGGGCATTCTTCCAGTATTCTTGATCACTGAGATGAAATGGTCTTGGGAACATGCCAAGGAAATGGGACTGCAAGTTCAAGAAGTTGTTGACCAAGAGACTGGAGAGATCTACGATTACGAAGGATTCTTTATCTATGCTGATAGAGGTAACTTACATACTATTGAAGATGTAGCAACCTTTATCTTAGATTTGATCGACGAACAGAAGAAAGGTAACTTACCTCACAATATGTGTTTCTTCTGGGATAGTATTGGTTCAGTACCTTGTGAACTATCTGTACGTTCAAATAAGAATAACAACGAATGGAATGCAGGAGCAATGTCTACACAGTTTGCTAATAATGTAAACCAGAAGATCTTGTTATCCCGTAAAGAAGGAAACCCTTACACAAACACTCTAGTTTGTATTAATAAGGTCTGGACGATGAAACCTGAGAGCCCGATGGGTCAACCTAAGTTACAGAACAAAGGAGGAATGTCTATGTGGTACGATGCTACGTTAGTAGTAACGTTCGGGAACATTACCAATCCTGGAACTAGTAAGATTAAGGCTATCAAAGACGGTCTACAGGTAGAATTTGCCAAACGCACTAATATTCAGATTGAAAAGAACCATATCAATGGTATTCAATCTCGAGGTAGAATTGTTATGACTCCTCACGGATTCATCGATGATGAAAAGAAAGCTATCGACAAGTATAAAGATGCGCATAAAGACCGTTGGTTGACGCTTCTAGGTTCGGTAGAGTTTGATCTAGTTGAAGAAGGATCTATGGAGGAAGACATCCGAGATATCGGATTAGAACTAACACCAGACTTTTAATGGGAAAATACGACTCGCTATTAAATAGCATTCAGCAGTCGGCACCCCGTAAAGTTAACGATCACATCCTGGTTATCGACGCGATGAATACTTTCATCCGTAGTTTTACCATAATCAATATGATGACACCAGAAGGTGTGCATGTTGGTGGAATGGTAGGATTTCTGAAGTCGTTGGGATTCTTAGTGAGAACTATGAACCCGACCAGGGTAGTGATTGTCTTTGACGGACCGGCTTCTTCGCAAGCAAGAAAGAACATAAACTCAGATTACAAAGCTAATCGAGATATTACCAGAATTACTAACTGGGAAGTATTCGAGAAGAAAGAAGATGAGTACGACTCTATGTCTGCTCAGATTGGAAGGCTAGTTGAGTACCTTAACATGCTACCGGTAGATATGATATCTATGCCGAAGGTAGAAGCTGATGATGTGATGGCTTACATCGCTCAACAGTTTGGTAAGGATAACAACAAAGTAACCTTAATGTCTTCGGATAAAGACTTTTTACAGATCGTTAATGATAACGTAGAGGTATACTCTCCTATCAAGAAGAAATTCTACGGTCCTAAGGAAGTAAGAGAAGAGGTTGGAGTTCTTGCTGAAAACTATTTAGTAATGAAGTCGCTTTTAGGGGATAACTCAGACAACCTTCCTGGGGTAAAGGGACTTGGTCCTAAAGGTATCTTTAAACACTTCCCAGACCTGGTAGATAAATCAGGGACTGATTTGGATTATGTTTTCGATATCTGTGAAGCGGGAGTTGAAAAAGTAAAAGTATTCCAGAAGGTACTTACTAATTACGACCGAGTGTGGCAAAATTACGATTTGATGAATTTAATGGAGCCAAGGTTGTCTGATCCCCAAAAAGTTCTTATATTGGACCTAATGAATAACTGCCCAGGACAGCTGAACGTTACAGCGTTTATGTTGATGCTTAAGCAGGATAATATTCAACACGGTATAACAAAGAATACCGAAAGCTGGTTAGAAAATTTTAGATATTTACTTACAATTAAAAAATAGGTTATGACGCTCGCAAAACTCTCACAATACGGAAAGCCCTTTCAAGTTAAGGTTTTAGGCTCTTTGTTAACTGATAAAGCTTTTCTTCTAAATGTAAGAGATACAATCCAAGAGGATTATTTTGATTCGGATTCACACAAGTGGATATTAAAGAACATTGTTGATTATTTTGATAAGTACCATACTGTTATTACAATGGACGTACTTAAGATTGAATTAGTAAAGATTGAAAACGATGTTTTAAAGACTGCAATCAAAGAAGAGCTTAGAAACTCTTATCAAGCTTCTCAGCAAGACTTAGAGTACGTTCAAGAAGAGTTCCATACCTTCTGTAAGAATCAAAAGCTAAAACAAGCTTTAATGGATTCAGCAGATCTACTAAATGCCGGAGACTACGATTCTATTAGAGGAATGATTGAAGCTGCTTTGAAAGCAGGTATGGATAAGAATATCGGTCACGAGTACTTAAAAGATATTGAGAGTCGTTATAGAGAGAATTA